AATATAAGTTCGTGTCTCCGGGTGTTTTTGTTAAAGAGGTTGATGAGTCGCAGTTACCAGCAACCGCCCCGGGAATTGGTCCAGTAGTTATAGGCCGCTTGCGTCAGGGACCAGCGTTTAGGCCGACAAGAGTTGAGTCTTGGGATCAGTTTACAAGCGTCTTCGGTAATCCCGTTCCTGGTGGAGCCGGCGGAGATGTTTGGAGAGACGGAAACGATAGCGCCCCGACGTATGCGGCATATGCTGCTCAGGCTTACTTAAGAAATAACGGCCCGCTGACTGTGGTGAGAGTCCTCGGTGTTGAGGACCCCAATGCTGATAAGTCCACAAAGGCGAAGGGAGCCGCCGGCTGGCAAGTACCGTCTTTAGGCACGGATACAGGCGCTAACGGAGGCGCTTACGGCCTCTTCATGGTAGACTCAGGCTCCATGGGTTCTGCCATCGGCGTCAACACTGATTCTGTTACGGGTACCCTAGCTGCAGTCTGGTATTTGCAGAATGGCGATATCGCACTTTCGGGAGCGCATATTGATGCTTCGCCGAATGAAGGAGGCGGCACCGCCGACGAAGACACCGCCGAAAACGTTGCAGCGAACTCTACGCTCCTTCGCAGCACTGCTCAACATGAATTCAAAGTAGTAATTACACCCGATGCCGGCAGTGCTAAAACTCACACATTTAACTTTAACCCGTCTTCGGACAAGTTCGTCCGAAAGGTGTTCAATACTAACCCCGCTTTAACTAACAACGGCACTAACCAAACTTCAACTTCTGCCTCATATTGGCTTGGAGAGAGCTTTGAGCGTTACGTAAACGAAAAATGCACCGGTGGTACACAATACGGTGTGATTGTTGGTCTGGGATCCTTAGACGGTACAGGCATGTATGGCGACCACTTGAACAATGCAGCCCAGCCTTCGGAGACTGGACAATTCTTCAGCCAGAATTTAGAATTCAATGGCGGTAGCGGATACACTCACGGCGCCATGCCCAACTTATTCAAGGTAGTTTCTTTGGATACAAATGGTGAATGGAACCAGAGAAATCTTAAGATTTCAATTAAAGATATTAAAGCTTCCGTAGACGAGAATGTAGATCCCTATGGATCGTTCGGACTAGAGGTTAGATTAATTAATGATGTTGATCATAGAAAGAAGGTCGTTGAAACATTTGAAAATCTAGATCTTAATCCAAATTCTCCAAATTATATCGCCGCAGTTGTTGGTGACAGATACATCACCTACGATGACACTGAGCGCCGCTACAAGGAATTTAATGATTACCCTAACAGATCTAACTATATTCGCGTAGAGATGCACGAGAATGTAAAGACTGGCCTTGTTGACAAGAGAGCGTTGCCTTTCGGTGTGCGCGGCCCTCTAAGATTCAATTCCTGGAGAGTGACTGGTTCTGCCGTCGCTGACGACGGTGAAACTGATAGGCACAACGTGAACACCACAGATTTATCTGCTTCTTATATCAAACTAGAAGATATTTCTAATGCTAATTCAATTAACGCATCCGGATATATTTCATCTTCTGTCCAAACTGGCTTTGCCGATACGAAGTTTGAGTTTCCGGCGATTACAATGCGTTCAAGTTCACTACAAGAAGGTTTCCAAAATCACAAGGTTGCTTACTTCGGCGTAGACTTGAGGAAGAAGAACGATAACAAAAACTTCGATAAGAGTAACGTGGACTTGTTAAAGAGAAAGCCCTCTGGAGTTAGCTCCTTTACCGCGGGCACCTATACTGAGCACATGTTCCAGTTCTCACTGGATGATATTAGGCTTCAGGATAACGATGATGATGTAGATCCCAGCGGAAAGCACGGATTCTATGATTCTGGCTCATGCGCTACTGGTGATTCAATCACTGCTGTTAGCGGTGGTTATACAAATGTTCTTGATAAGGGATTCAACAAGTTCACGACAGTTCTTGCTGGAGGTTCCGATGGCACTGACATTACTGAAGCAGATCCATTTAGAAATACCATTCTAGATAACACTGACGGAAGGTACGGCACAACTGCCGCAACCAACTATGCAGTTGCATCGTTTAAGAGAGCTTTAGAGGTAATTTCTGATCCTGACGAGCTAGACTTTAACTTAGCCACTATGCCGGGTATTACCAACGAGAATCTTACGGCAGACTTGATTGACGTTTGTGAAGACAGAGGTGATGCCTTGGCAATTATTGACCTCAAGGGCGGCTATCAGCCAATCCACGAGGGCGCACCGAACTCTGACCCTTCAAGCGGATATCCAAAGAATGGCTCAGTAGCGACTGTCGTCTCTAACATGAAATCTCGCGGGTTGAATTCCAGTTACGGCTGCGCTTACTACCCGTGGGTGCAAATTAGAGATGCATCCACTAACCAGCTTATTTGGGTCCCGCCCTCCGTTGCCGCTCTAGGCACAATGGGTAGCTCCGCTGTTAGAAGCGAGCTTTGGTTTGCTCCCGCAGGATTTAACCGCGGCGGACTTTCCGATCCCAAGACCGCTGGTCTGAATGTTGTGTCGGTAAGAGACAAGTTAACAGCAGACCAAAGAGATGATTTGTATGAGAATCGAATTAACCCGATTGCTACTTTTGCATCGGAAGGAATTGTAGTATTCGGTCAGAAAACATTACAAATTGGAAGATCTGCACTAGACAGAATTAATGTAAGGCGACTAATGATCTTCCTTAAGAAGGAGATTTCTAGGATCGCTAATAGGATTCTTTTTGATCAGAACCTACCAGTGACCTGGGCAAGATTCAAGTCAGAGGCAATCCCATTATTGGATTCTGTAAAGTCACGTCTTGGACTAGAAGACTATAAACTAATTCTTGATGAGACTACAACGACGCCAGACTTAAGAGACCGAAATGTAATGTATGCTAAGGTTCTGCTCAAGCCGGCAAGAGCGATTGAATACATCGCGATTGACTTCTCGATTATGAACTCGGGCGCAGCCTTCGATGATTAATAATAAAAAAATAAATAAAAATACTATTTATAGTAGGAGACATAAATAATGGCATTTTGGAGCGAAAGCGGCGTAGAGCCAAAAAGAACATTTAGGTGGCTTTTGACGTTACCGAGGATTGGGGAGCAATGGATTTGTAAATCAGTTCAGCGCCCAAGCTGGGAAACGAGTATGATTCCTCATAAGTTTATTAATCATGAGTTTAAATACCCCGGCCGTATAACTTGGAATCCCATTAATATTGTTCTGGTTGACCCCGTTGAGCCAATTGATACCACCGCTTCGATGCTCGCGATTCTTAGGGCCTCTGGATATAATTTTCCCACCGGCGAGGCCGAGGCCAGAAGTACAATTACAAAAGCACAGGCAGTTGATGCAATGGGAATGGTACAAATTGCTACTTTGGGCACCGGCGCCGACGCCGAAGGCTCCGACGGCGCCGCAATTGTTGATAGCTGGACACTAGTTAATCCTTTTGCGACTTCCGTAACTCTAGGCGACTTGAATTACGATAGCGAAGACATGTTAGAAATTAGTTTTACTCTTGCATATGACTATGCTTATATGACCCACTCTGGTGGCGTCAATGGTGGCTGGGTGGGCGGCTCTGCTGTGGATATTCCCAACCCTATTACTGACAACGGCAAAGACTTGGGCGACGGCTGATACTAATATTTAAAAAAGACGAGGTATAAATGTCTAGAAGAAGTAACCGGGAGCGCCTGTCTGCTCCCCCTGCAGGTGGTGAAGCCCCGCCTGCTACTGCTGGAGTTCCGATGGAGTCCTCCGGCCCATTAAACTTTGTTGTTCCAACAGAGTTTGTTGAACTGCCCTCTGGCGGAGAGTTCTATCCAGAAGATCATTCTCTTCATGGAGCGACAGAAATTGAAATAAAGTTTATGACAGCAAAAGATGAAGATCTATTAACGTCAGCAGCTTTGCTTAAGAAGGGCGTAGCTCTAGAAAGAATGCTACAAAACATTATTGTAGATAAAAGAATAAAAATTGATGATTTATTAATCGGAGATAAGAATGCCATTCTAATTGCAGCCAGAGCTTCTGCTTATGGTTCTGATTACACGGTAAGAATAACTTGCCCAGTTTGCACAGCCGGTACAGAGCATAACTTTAATTTGACAGAACGAGAAATCATCGCTCCGGTTCTTGATGAAGGTGTAACTAAAACAGATTCAGGAACATTTAATATAACTTTGCCAAGAACTCAGGCGGTTGTTGAGGTAAAGCTTTTAAATGGGGTAGACGAAAGAAAACTAACAGAACTCCGCACCCGCAGAGCTAAGAATAAGTTGGGAGACCTGGTTTTGACGGACCAGATGAAAGCATATATTGTTTCCATCAACGGCGAGACCAAAAAAGGCCCAATTGGCCAGTTTGTTGAGAACATGCCGGCCTTTGACTCTAAGCACCTAAGAACCACCTATCAAAAAATTATGCCAAATATTGATATGAAGCAAGATTTTGAATGTATCATATGTGAGCATAAAGATAGACTGGAGGTGCCGTTTAATACGGAATTTTTTTGGCCTAAGTAGTAACTATATGGAAAATGTTTATGAGCAATTTTTCATATTAAAATATCACGGCGGCTGGTCATTCACCGAAGCATATAACCTTCCCGTTGGTTTGCGGAAGTGGTTTCTTGAGCGACTATCTAAACAATTCGAAAAAGAAAATGAAGAATTAGAGAAGGCGCAGAAGAAAAGATAAGCTGCAGCGTAAGCTGTGGCTTTTATTTTATTTTTAAGATACTAATTATAATATGCTATATAGTAATTGGAGGTTTATTCAATGGAAAAAAATATAATTGATTTTTCGGAACTTCGGAAAGACGAAATTAACGAAATGATCGGTTCTTACGCCGGATTGGGGTTCCATATAAAAAATATATTGTCAGCGATGTTTCGCGGTAGTAGTTATCCTGTATCTGTGCGAGGCTCACAGGCAGAGATATTAGCCTTCATGGAAACGATGAGTCAAGAGAAGTCTTTTATGGAAGCGTACTCTCGTTATGGATTAAATGATCCGAGAACTTATAAAAATAAATCTAAATTAGATGTAGCAGTTGATAAATTCGAAAGAAAGACCGGCATTAAGTGGCCTTTCCAATAGGAATATATAAGTGGCTGATAATAAATCAAAAAAAGCAGAAGATATACCAACTCCCGCGGACTTAGTGGCTCTTGAGCAGAAGCTTGAAAAAATTAAGCAAATTGCAGATGCGAATGAAAAGAACGCGCGCCTTCTAGGCAAACAAGTGACGCATCTGCAAACTCAAGAAGAGATTATTAAAAAACAAGGGGATTCTTTGGTCGGCCATTTGGAAATCGTTCAGCTTATTAATGCTGGCGACGAAGAGGCTTTGAAATTAAAACAAAAAAATATTGAGGTGGCTTATGCTGCGACTGAAGCCGGCTCGGAAGAAGAGGCCTTGCTTCAAAGTCAAGTAGAGTTGCTTGAAAAAATGACCAAGCTTAAAGAGGAAGGCAATGAAGCAGAACTAAAAGCCCTGTCAGATAAAATTACAGCCTGGGGCGTATTAAATAAAAAACAAAGCGAAGCAGTTGAAGCTGGTAAAGCATTTTCAAAAAATCTTACCGGAGCTTTAGACAGGACTTTGGGCTTGGGATCTGCTTGGAAAAATACATTAGTTGGTTCCTTAATCAATGCTAGCCAAAGCACCGAAGCAATGACCGGAGCATTGAAAGACGCTAAAGATACAATAAGCAATATGGGAGTCAAGGGATTAGCCCAGGGCGCCGCCATGAAGACGCTTTCTTTTCTTGCTGACGCAACTCTTAATTTGGCCCGGGCTCAAGATGAGGCTATAGCTAATTTTAGGCTGACCACTGGCCTAGGAAAAGAATATGATGCTGTGATTACACAGTCATATCTGGACACCAGGGCTTTCGGCATGACGACCCAGGATGTAACCGAGAGTATGGGTCAGCTAACTGCAAATATTGCTAGCTTTACTAGAATGAGTAAAGGGACCCAATTAAGTTTAGCCAACTTGACATCAATAATGAAACAAGTTGGCTACGGTAGTACTGATATGGCCGCCGCTCTAGATATAAATATAAGCGCTTTAGGTATGTTGCCTGAAGAAGCTGCGGAGGCCACACGAGAAATAACAACTTTAGCATTGAATTTGGGGATTGCCCCGCAACAAATGGGTCAAGAATATTCTCAATTGGCTCCTAAACTAGCTGCTTGGGGCAAGAATTCTGTAAAAGTATTTAAAGAAGTTACAGCCGCGTCAAAAGCTCTAAGCATTTCTAGTGGGGAGCTACTCAGTATCGTAGAACAGTTTGACACATTTGATAGTGCAGCAGATTCCGTTGGATCGCTAAATGCTGTATTGGGAGGCGCGTATTTTGATACGGTAGAGATGGTAAATGCGTCAGAGTCAGAAAGAATCCGCTTATTAATGGAAGGCGTCCAGGCCACAGGAGAAAGTTTTGGATCTTTAGGCCGTTATCAACAGAAAGCTATTGCAGCAGCCGCCGGAATTACAGATATGGCTGAAGCTAACAAATTGTTTGGCCAAGGCTTAGGCGTATACGACGAGATGCAGAGCATGACAGACGGTTCTGCGAGATCTCTCGCCCAATTATCAGAAAAAGCTAAAGAGAATATGAGTTTGGATCAGAAGATGTCCGCTATCAAAGAGTCTTTGGCAATAAGTATGCGCCCCGTTGTCGATATGGCAGTTGGTTTAGCCGCCGCCATGCAGAGTGTGGTTGAAAATACAGGCCCGTGGTTGCCAATGATGATGGCCGTTGGCGCCGGCCTGTTGATGCTAGTTACATCACTTGCTGCGGTCTCCGCCGGATTCCTAGCTATACAAGGCGCCGCGGCTGCGGCAAATTTAACAATCTTATCTGGCCCGGTTGGGTGGGTCCTAGGCGCCATCGCCGGCATCGCTACGATTGTTGGGATATCAGCCGCGTTAATGTCTGGCACAGATACCGGTGTATCAAATGTACCAAAGTTTGCATCAGGCGGCCCTGTCGTAGGGCAACCGCATTCGGGACCAATGGGTGGTGTACCAATCATGGCAGAGGGCGGCGAATTTGTTGTGAAGAAGTCGGCTGTTGATTCAATAGGTTCACAAAATCTTCAAAGAGCAAACGATACAGGACAACTTTCTGGCGGAACATCAGGTCCGAGGGTTATTAATCTAACTATTGATGGCCGCAAGCTAGCAAAAATTCTACTTGATAATGAAGAGTATGGTTTAGAGTCTAGACTTGCTTTACGAGAGGCTTCATTGTCATAGGGGGAAATTGAATGGCTTATAACGATCCGAGTGATGCTTTTGCGAGAGGAAAGAATGCGTACTTAAAATTTCTCCATGTCCCCACCGGACAGTTGGCAGTATTTAAAGCGTTCATAACAAACTTGCAGGATAATTTTACATCTAACTGGGCATCTGAAGCTGTTTACGGAAGGATGGATGAGATCCACACTTTTCAAGGAACAACAAGACAAATTGATCTCGCATGGGATGTTGTAGCTTCTAGTGGAGAAGAGGCAACTAAAAACTTTGAACAAGCGACAAAGCTATATTCAATGTTATACCCAGTATATGAGACTGCCAACAATGCGTCTTCTATTATTGCAGCACCTTTGATGAAATTAAAGTTTGGTAACTTAATTGAAGCTCTTGGCCCAGGCGCCGCCTCCCCATCCAAACCAGAAGGAGACTCCGCATCAGAACACGGAGATGTGGTTTCCAATGGCCTGCTAGGAAGAGTAACGGGATTTTCTTTTGCGCCTGATTTAGACGCAGGATTTTTTGATGATAAGCCAGGATCGTTTATTCCCCAAACAATAAAACTAACTTGCACTTATCATGTTTTGCACACACACGCTCTTGGGTTTGATAAAGATGGTAAATTAAGAGGAAAGGACATGCATTCTTTTCCATACAAGGCGGGAAATCCACCGTCTCCGGACCCGACACAAAATGTTGCAACGCCTGCTGCAGACGCATCCGCAAAAAATGATGGGGAAGCCCTACAATCTTTGCCCCCTGGCGACAGCGCGCTCTTGAACACCGCGGCCAGCGAGAGCAAAGTGCTTAATGACAATTAGAGGATTGAATAGTGACTAACAGATACCGATCTAGACAAATTAAAACTAATATAGATGGATTATATGCCGAGTCTTTTAAAAAAAGATTTAAAAAATTAATTCGTCAATACACTACTCCAATATTAGAGACCCCATCGGCTGGAGATATACGAGATCTAACTGTTGTTAATCATATTTGGTCTCTTGGCGATCGCTATTATAAGCTAGCCCACAAGCATTACGGAGACTCGGAACTTTGGTGGGTAATCGCCTGGTATAATAACGCTCCTACAGAATCTCATTTAGAATTAGGCGATGTTGTGCTCATTCCCAGTCCGCTGGAAAGAGTACTATATCACTACGGAGTATAGGATATGTCTCGATCGTGGAAAGACGGCCCGCTCAGCGCACTAGAGCTTGAAGCTATGATGGATAAGATCGACGCTATGAAGTCCTCCGAGGACAAGCTAGCCGAGCTTGCGAAAATCGAGCGCTCGCCCCACGCCGAACAATTTTCTGCCTATTCCATTCGTGACGCGGCAACAAACGAGAGTCAAGGTGGAGATCCTTTTGCGCATCAAAGTGAAAAGAGAAAACAACGAGAAGAGACCGCCGCGTCTCGCGATCGAGCAGATCTTAGCCAATTAAGTTCAAAAAGAAGAATTAATGAACAATGTTTCTTATTTGATAGCTTGGAGTTTTTTGCAAAACAAAATGGGCCGGCCAAGTATAGACACGTTATACCAGTAATTGGCAACCCAGTTACAGCAACAAACAAACTTACGAAAACAAAAGGTCATGACCAAGATTTGTTTTTTCAACTTAAGCCTTCTGCCATGGCTATGCTGGTGCCAAAGATAAGACTATTTCTTATTAAATATAAAGGGCCGGATGATAAGCTGGGTCGATATCAAGAATTGTTATTTGAGGATCATATAACTAACAGTGCCGTAGATAGTATTTTTAAGAATCGAAGAGGCCGCGGCGCCGCGGCCGGTATTAAAAACTTTACTTATGAATTTGACGGAAAAGACCCTGCTACAACCGACAGTATGATTAAAGCAAATCTTACTTTATTTTTTACAGATTTTGATACTGTTGTGGCACATCAGCGGGGCCCTACAGCAGAAGAAAGAGAATATTTTGGTAATAGGGCCGACGAAGATTATGCTAAGCCTCGTTTTTTAGATTTGATTATGAGAAGTGAAAAACAGATTACAGATGACGCCGGCTCAAGAAGATATAATTCTAAATTTTATAAAATTAAAGCAATTGTAGGATGGGCGGTTCCGCCGAACAACAGTTCGTTTGATTCTAACGATTTTTTTAAAGATCCTCTTGGAAAACCAACCGGTAAAGAATTGAGAAAGTTAATTAAATCTATGGATCTAACATTAGACCTACATATGATTAGACATAACATAGAATTTATGGATGACGGTCGCATTGAATTGAGAATAGACTACCGTGCTGCAATAGAGGGCTCCTTTAGGACTGATGAAGCAAATATTTTGCTGCCACAACCGTATATTAATTTGCCCGAAGCAAAAAGCGCATCCGAGATCAACAGCGCGTCTGATATTAAAGACACTGCACAAATGAAAATAGCCTCATCTCGCGAAGCAGTCAAAGAGTTGCTGCGATTAAATAGACAATCACTGATCAACCAAAATGAATTGATAAGTTCTGAGACAGACACCTCCGAGAGCGACAAAGAATTAAAAATAGAAATAGAAAATGAAATAACAAGATTAGAAACTTTAATTCAAGCTGCAGAGGAGTCTTTTAAAGCAGAAAAATATAAAAGAATCTTGGAAAGGCTTAAGCAAAATAATAGAATTATGCATGTAGACCTAAACAGGACAAAAATGTATCAGTATTTTCTGTCCGGACCAGAATTTAGAGCCCAGCAGATAAAAGCTCGCGGCGGAAAATCTCTTGCCAGCGCAGACCCATCAGAATCCGGCTATCAAGTAACTTCGGTCTCTCCGGAGTCGGTGCGTAGTTCCCCGGGCGCCATCGTCTCCGGCGATTCTGTGACCGATGCGATTAATGGTATACGAAAAGCCACTACTAGAAATTTTGCTGCCGCCCGGGCAACCACGGACAGCGATCAAGAAATTGTATCTAAAGTTGAAGTCAGCACCAGTAACGAAATTATGGCCGTGATGAACGCTTCTCATCAACGCAGGACTGCTTTGTTAGATAAGGATAAATATAGGCTGAGCTATGTTTATTTAGGAGATCTCATTGCAGCCGCGGCCTCGATAGTTGCAGAAAATGGCCATCCGGATAATATTAAAATATTATTAGGAGAGTTTGATTATGAAGTTCCTATGACAACAACTGTTAAAAAAATTAATTTAGCAGATATTCCAATTGCATTAGACCATTTTGTAGGATGGTATATTAATAAAGTTATTAAAACAGATAGAAAAATTTATTATATGGCAGACTTTGTTAAAGATATTTTAACAGAATTAGTTTATAGTGCTTTAGGCGAGCAGTGTTTTAAGGGTTCCGGAGCAGTAGTGCCAATGATTAGTATGTTACCAATAACCACTGTTCTAAAAAAAGATAATGGTAATATGTTATCCTCTCTTACAACAACAACGGCCCGCGGCATTAAGTATTATGATAGAATAACTGTTGATGATATGAGAAAAAAAATAGTTTTTCCTGATGATACTAATGCAATTGGCTCCCCTGGCAACGAGGAAAAATTTCTATTTATTTATGCCTCTGCTCGTGGCAGGAAAAGACTAAGCGGCGACTACAAAAAAGATAGAAAATTAGGTATTCCTCATTTTGGAATAGGCCAGGACGCTGGGATAGTTAAAAAGATTAAGTTTCAGCGGATTGACACAAAATATCTTACTGAGGCTCGTGTTGTGGACGACAAACAAGCGGGTATGGGCCAACTATTCGAAAAATATAATGCAACTATAGATTTATATGGTTGTCCTCTATTTCGAAATGGACAGTTTGTTTACATAGATCCAACAACGGTCGGCGTAGACCGCGAGACCGCACAAATATTAGGCCTCGGCGGGTACTATATTATTACAACTGTAGAGGGCGATTTGACGAGAGACGGATATGAAACAAGACTCAAATGTACCTTCAACCATAGCCCTCATTTGATAAAGCAGGCAGACAAGACCTCATCACCGCAAGCCCTGGAGGGTGCCAGCCCTGCGAGAGCTATGGCTCTGATGAACAAGATAGACGAGCAAAATCAAAGGTTGGTTGAACAAATGCATATAGCTGAAGAAGCCTACGCCAGCCCCCACCTGGAGACTGGAAACGAAGCGCTTCTGGTTGATCCCTTTGAAATTCTCCACACCGGCGTCAAATATATCGAGGAGGGGGTCGACCCCCTAGAGGAGTGGAATTATGTCTGGAAGGGCGCGAAAAATATGTATGAAGACTTTAATGAAGATTAAAATATAAATAAAAAATGGTAACAAGAAGAAAAACATCATTAAAATCGAGAGCAAAAAATAATCAAAAGGCCGGATTTTCTTTTGAGAATAGAAAAATATATAAAGAAGATCAGTTTATTATTAAAGATAACTCGACAGAACCCATTGACTTGTGGTATGATAAACCGTATTATGGTATCGTCAACCACTTGAATCAACCGGTGTATGTGTCCCCGAAATATCTAAAACAAATAAGTTCCGATGAAGGCGACTTATATGCTCTTAACTTTGTTGCCAACGCCTTTGAAGATTTTAAATCAATCTTCTTAAGAGAAAGGGCAATGCGCCGAGTCGTTGAGACTGGGAGTGGATTTTTAGATATGAACCCGGCCAAAGCATGGGAACCCTCCAGAAATATATATTCTGATTACTTGAGAGACGTGTATGCAGTTTATATAAATCAATACTATCCCAACAATAAAAGAGCTAAAGGTGTTGAAACTTTTGAAGACTTTGTAAATAACTTTATGGAATTTGTAGAAGACTCTGTGATCGGAGCAAAGTCCCCCTTTACACTTTCTTCGTTTTTAATGAATAAGACGGTCTCTCCTCTCGCTTCTGGCCTTGTGATAGAGCTAGCCGAAGATGACCATTCTGATGATTTAAATAAGTCTGTTGCTTATATAAGAGATCCAAACTTTATATTTTATAAGGGCTTGGCTAAAAAATATGGCTTTCGCTTAGATAAAAATGCTCCTTGGCGCCTCATTGCAGATTTATCTTCTCCCGCAATGCGACAGTACATGCTAGAATACAAAATTAATAGTGTCAGCGAAATGTTTGATAACCTATATGTTAAAACAATCGAAGAAGATTATGATCTTTTAAAAGAATTTTTTATTAAAGCATATCAGGTCTTTGTTCCCAGCCGACCTTACGAAAGAACAGCAAAATATTGTCCTGAGTCGGGCACAACAAAGTCTGTGTTTAAAAGAAAGGTACCGGCGACGCAAGAAGAAATTGAATCTACTTATGGTAATGATTTCTGGACTAAAATATATTTTGATGTGAGACTGATGGAAACAAAGACACATATTCCGAAGGCAAAGTATAACATTGTTTTAAATAATGCTCTCAGAATGCAAAGAGTACTTGACAATCGAGCGGTACTGCGGTATATAGATGAGTACGTTAAATTATATGACCCCACGAGGTCTTAGTGTTATTTCAGACTTTAGATAATAAAAATGAATGTGTAGGCATCTTTCTAGACGGTAACTTATTATACGACGAGCTACCAGAGGGGCTATCCAAGACTTGGAGGTACGCTTCTTTTCTTTCCGATAGAGACATCGAGTATGCTAGCCTCTACTGCCTAGGCCAGAGTCTTGACGAGGTATGCCCCGAAGATCTCAAAGAGGATTGGGCGAGCATCTCTGGTAGGCTGAAGGCATTCCTGACGTCGTTTCAGGAGGCAAAAATTTCATTGGACGAAAACTGCTTCTTCGAGATGGTCCCCGATCGGTTTTTGTTGGAGTATTGTGATATAAAAAACGAAATCACAAAATCGATTTTCCGAAATTTTTTTCGCCCCAAAAATTACAGATTTCTAGTTGATCTAACAAAAGTGCTGGAAGACATTAAATATCAGCAGCTTAATATCAACCCTTCGGCCTTGGGGCATAGGCTCGGTTCCTCACGCGCGCGTACATACATTAAGAGGATCAAACAATATCGCTCAAATGTCGTATATAACACATTCGGCACTAAGACCGGTCGATTAACCACGACAAGGGATTCTTTTCCGATTTTAACGTTTGATAAGAACTATCGGTCAATGCTACAACCCAATAATGACTACTTTGTGGAATTGGATTACAATGCAGCAGAACTAAGGACTGTCTTTGGGCTATTAAGTATAGACCAGCCAGAAAACGACATTCATGAGTGGATTACAAATAACATATATGGTTCAAAGTTAACCCGCGATGAATCAAAGAAAAAAACATTTGCATGGCTGTACAATCCGGCGTATAATAACGCACCTCTAGAGAAGGTTTTTGATAGGAATAAAATTTTGGAGAAGTTTTGGGACGGACAGACTGTTAAAACACCTTTTGGTAGGAACATTGAGGCAGATCATCACCACGCATTCAATTATATTATGCAAAGCTCCACAAGTGATCTATTTTTGCGGAAAATGATCGATATTCACAAGATGTTGGAGAACAGAAAGTCAAATATTGCTTTTTGCATTCATGACTCCTTGGTACTTGATTTTTCGGCAGAGGATAAGGATCTATTTGGTGACTTGGTTCGCGAGTTCTCTGACACTGCCCTGGGTAACTTTAAAACCAATGTATCTGTGGGAAAAAGTTTTGGTGAGATGAAGGAATTGAAATGGACACAATAATTGGATTAGGGCAGGCCGGCTGTCGTTTGGCTGATGAGTTTGAAAAATATCCTCAATACGATGTTTTCAAAATAGATTGCCATACAAACAAGGCCAAAAATTATCTTAAAATTACAGAAAGGCCAAGTCACGAAGAATACGAGAAAAAAACTCGTTTAAGAGCCGCTTTCTTCAAGAACATAAAAGGACCTGTCCTATTCATCTTGGGTGGCTCTGGCGACGTTACAGGGGCCTCTCTGAGGATCCTAGAGAAGATTAAGCACTTGGATGTGCATATTCTCTACATCCGACCAGATGTTGAGCTATTATCCGAGACAAAAAGGATGCAAGAGAAAATTGTTTTTGGAGTATTACAAGAATACACAAGATCGTCTATTTTTAAAAGAATGATTCTGGTTGATAACAAATCACTGGAGAGCATAATTGGGCAAGTGCCGATTATCGGCTATTTCGAAAGCTTGAATCAATTGATTGTGTCAACCGTTCACATGGTAAATGTTTTTGATAACTCAGATCCTGTTATGAATACTTTTTCTTCAACACTGAAGACTGCCAAGATTTGCACTTTCGGCATTCTTGATATTGACAACGGTCAAGAGAAGAACTTTTTTGATCTAGAACACCCAAGAGAAAAAAAGTATTAATATGCGATTAATAAAGATGAGCTTGAATCTGCGAATGATCTTTTCAAAAAAATTACTGACCAAGTAAAAGACAAGACAACCGAGAAAATTAAAGCCTCATACGGCATATTTTCTACGGAATACGAGAAAAACTACGCATATACAATTAGTTGTGCAACTCTTGTCCAGGGTCAAGATTTATAAATTAATTGCTTGACATTTACTCGTATATAAGCTAATATGGTTCTAGATGTTTGGGAAATTTGCCAGGCATACTCAAGCCCAAGGAGAAAATTATGGGAATCGATATGGAAAAAATTAAAGCGAGGTTATCCTCGTTAACAAACCCGGGTGGTGACGGAAAAAGCGTTTTCTGGCGACCTCAAGATGGGGAACAAGTAATTCGAATTGTTCCGAACGCGGACGGAGATCCATTTAAGGATTTTTTCTTCCACTATAATGTGGGAAAGAATTCTGGCTTTTTATGTCCAAAGAAGAACTTTGGCGATAACTGTCCTGTTTGCAGCTTTGTTAAGACATTGTTTAATGACGGTGACCCAGACAGCATTAAGATGGCTAAGTCTCTGACTGCGCGCCAACGCTTCTTTGCTCCCGTTATTGTACGAGGGGAAGAGGATGAAGGAGTGCGTCTTTGGGGTTTTGGTAAGACGGCATATCAGGAGCTTTTGAATTTGGTCCTCAACCCTGATTACGGAGATATCACTGATATTACCGAGGGTACAGACCTCGTACTTGTTTATGGGAAGCCTCCTGGGGCACAATACCCGCAAACCAATATTACTCCACGTCGCAAGACGTCTCATCTGTCTAAGGACGAGGCAACGACGGCTAAGTGGCTCGAAGAGATTCCTGACTATGATGGTCTTTTCGAAGCAAAGTCTTCTGACGAGATTAAGGCAATTCTTGATGAGTTCCTTCTCGCGGACGAGGACGCAGAGGCAGTTTCAACCGAAACTGCCAAATATGGTAGCAGTACTTCTGGCGGGGATACTGCAACCAGCGTTGATCAAGCGTTTAGCGAATTGCTAAGCTAACTTGGTCTTATCGAGATTTATGATATGCAAAGGCGTTAATTCCCCCTATTTAACTACCCATTGCATATCATAAATCTCACTTTATAAATAGGATTTGAAATTGGCAAAACATAAAATTAAAACACAGCCCGGCCGCCTGGGCATTGATAAAATGCGGAGCATAATCAATAAAAAGGCGGGGATGGATGTTGCCCATAACTTGAGCGAAGAGAACCCGACTCAAGTAAAAGACTGGATTGCCACTGGGTCTAGGTGGTTAGATTCAATCGTATGCCGCGGCAACTTGGCCGGGATTCCGGTCGGTAAAATTACAGAAATCGCTGGTCTGGAATCGACAGGCAAGTCTTTTCTTGCTGCACAGGTGGCCGCAAATGCCCAAAAGATGGGTATTGACGTTGTTTATTTCGATTCAGAGTCTGCGATTGATCCCACTTTTCTTGAGAAAGCAGGTTGTGATCTAAGCACACTGCTGTATGTTCAAGCAAACAGCGTAGAGTTTGTTCTAGAAACCATTGAAGAGTTGTTAGGACAAAATGAAAACAAGATGTTGTTTGTTTGGGATAGTTTGGCGCTGACACCTTCGGTGGCAGATCAGGAGGGAGACTTTAATCCACTATCTTCAATGGCG